AGTAGCTACGGCAAAATCGGATTCAATGAAGAAGGAAATAAACAAATTTTTATATTTTTATAGATTTTTGGCAACGGTTTAAATAAAGTGAAAAATGGTATGCAATCTTTAATTGAAAAAATGCGTCAGACTGATAAACAGGCTCTATATACTGAGAAACAACTAAAAGAAATGGGAGCATATCAAGATGAATTAGGACGCTGGCATAATGCAAATGGTAAATATTTAAAAATAAATGCTGACACCACACAAGCAAGAGCTAATATTTTAGGATTGCAAAACAGTATACAGTCTTTGGCAAATGGTGCAAAAATGGTCGGTCAGGCTCTGGTGGCAGCCTTTGCTGTTGATAGGATTGTTGCCTTTACACAGGCTATTCAAAAATCAGCTGATGAAATGATGAACTTAGACGGTAGGCTGCGAACGATTACATCAACAGATGTTGAACGTTATGAAATTGAAGATAATTTGTATGATTTATCTCAACAAAATCTGCAGGGCATGAAAGAAATGGGCAATTTGTATTTCAAGATTGCCAACGGTACGAAAAAATACGGTTTCAACAATGATGATTTCATGAGGGCAACCGATATTGTATCAAAATCTTTGACGATTGGCGGAGCAAGCACGGCGGAGGCTCAATCAACGATACTGCAATTAGGGCAAGCACTCGGCAGCGGCTTTTTAATGGGTGATGAATTGAACTCATTGAACGAAAATGCACAGCCTTTAATGCAGAAAATTGCTGAATACTTCGGCAAGGATATCGGCGAGCTGAAAGAAATGGGTTCTGAGCGTGAGTTGAAATCCGAAGACATTATGCGAGCCATTTTATCTGCCGGCAGTGCTATGGATGCCGAATTTGCCAAAATGCCGACGACTATTGGTCAATCACTTCAGCAGATAGAAAATCTTTGGAATTATTCCATGTTGCGAATAGAACAGGGAACAGGCGTATTTAGTTCTATTGCCAAATTTATATCCAATAACGTTTTATATATTTCTGATGTTATGGCTAGTTTGTTCGTTTTAATGGACAGCTATGATGGTAGTCAGAAATGGCTTGATAACTTTCAAGATAAATATCCTGTTTTATTTGCACTATACGAAGGTTTTTCTGCATTGAAAGATGTCATTATGGATATTGCAGGTGTGTTTAAACCTCTTGTAGATGAAATAAACAGCTTAGATACTGCGGATTTTCTGGAAATCGGTAATTCGATAAAACAAATATTCAGCGGACTATCTCCGACAATAGAACCTGCTTGGCAAGCTGTTTCCCGATTGGTATCTGATATATTTCCGTTATTAAAAAATACTTTCGTTTCTCTTGCTCCGTTTGTTGCTGAAGGATTTGGTATTTTAGCCAGTCTATTAGGTACGATAATCGAAGCGTTTACATGGGTGATAAATCTGGTAGCCGATTTCATAGAAGAAAATCAGGAATTTGCTCAACTGATTGTTACCATAGGAGCGATTATTTTAACGTCTATCTATACCGGTTTTATTGCTGTTGCCGGAGCTATAGGATTTGTTATAGAAGCTGTTTCATGGTGTTATGAGCAATTAGTTATTTTGAAAGATTTAGTTGCTGAAGGATTATCTGCTGCTTTTATGTGGGCGTTGGAAGTTGTTTCAATGTTTTTTGCATGGCTGGCTCAGGGTTTGAGCGGCGCACTTGCAAGTATCGCGCAATTTTTCGGAAATCTTATCGCAGGTGCTTTTCAGGCGGCAGGCGCACTTATAACCGGTTTTGGCAATGCTATTAATTCTGTTAAAAGATTCTTTGCAGATTTAGGCTCTTCTGCTTTAAATGTTTTACAAGAGATTGCAAACGCTATACAGAATTGGGTTTTAGACAAAATACAATGGGCAATGGATAGCATTAATAATTTAAGAGGTTTTGCAGGAAGCATATTGGACGGTATAGGCGCCGGCATATCGAACGCTTATAACAGTGTTGAGCAAAATTTTACTTATAACTTGAATAATAAAGAACAACTTGAAACTGCTATGCGCGAATCTGGTAGTTATCTTTATGATGGAACGTGGTGATTAAATGGCAGACTATGGATTATTAAACGATTTAAACAAAATTAATTTAAATGCAATACCTGTAATACCGAAACAATTAGTAGCACCGTGCACTATAGGCGATAATTTACAAATAGACGTACTGAAAGATTATGAGGTTACGTTTGAAAGTGAAGTTACTGAAAATCCCGTTGAAACTGGATTTGTTGTTGCTGACCACGTTATCAGAAAGCCGTTAACATTAAGATTAACGGCTATTTTTACGCCTACGCCTGTAACTTTTTTAAAAATATTAGGCGGATTACCTAATGCTAATAGATTGCAAGAAGTAGCAAGCGAATTAGCAAGGATATATCAAAACGCTGACCCTGTTACAGTTAAACTGCATGACGCTATATATGACAATATGGTAATGACTACCGCACCGCTTAAAAGAAACGTTCAAGATGGCATTTGCTATCAGATGGAACTTAATTTTAAACATGTTGTAGTAGTAGAACAGCGTACAGAAAAAATACCGGAGGAATATGCAGCAAATGACGCACAGGGGAAAGCGGGGCGGACTGAAAGCGATGCAGGAACGGCGGAACAAAAAGATATAGGAACAGGCATGACAACTATTGCAAATACAGCTACGGTAGATATTGTTAGCCTTATGTCAGATTATCTTGTAAACGGTGATATAAATACAGGTTTAGAAGTAACAGCAAGCATTGCGGCGGCTTCTATTGCCAGTTCAATATCATTATAGAGGTGAGATTTTATGATGCAAATAAGCATGGCTAACGCAAATGACTTTGTACAGACCGTAACTATAGATGACACAGTATATAAATTACATTTCGCCTATAATGATGTACTGAAAAGCTGGAGTATGGATATAAGAGACAGTCAAAATATTGATTTGGTAAGAAGTATAAGAATAATCCCGAATTTTCCTTTGCTTAGCCAATATAAACGGCATTTAGGCATTACAGGTGAAATGATAGCCACTGTAACAACAGACATACAAAATATAGGAAGAGATGACTTTATTAACGGTAAAGCAAATTTAGTGTATGTAACAAAGAGTGAGGTAAATGAAATATTGGAAACGACAGTATAAAATAACATTTCCCAGTATTGGTTATGTTTTCTCTAACATAAATAATAGAAATGGATTAAAAATTGAATTTGATATAGACAAAGATTTAACAAAAGAAACAAATAAAACTGTATTAAAAATCTATAATCTATCTTATGAAACAAGAAAAGCGTTAGAGGTGCCGGATATAACATGTGAAATATATGCAGGATATGAAAATACAACAGGCGTGGTTAAACTTTTTGTCGGAAATGTGATACAAACTAAAACTACAAACAGCGGGAATGATGTTGTAACGGAGTTCAGATTGACTGATGGCGGTGTAGCCATAAGAGATTGTGAAATAAGTATCTCATTTCCGCCTAATACGCCCGGTGTAAAAGTTATAGAAGCAATATCCGGAAATATGGGATTAGCTGTTGTATACGGGAAAGATGTTGTTATTAATACTTTTAATAACGGTTACAGTTTTATAGGTAATGGAAGTGCCGCATTAGATGAGGTATGCGGTGCTAACGGTTTGAAATGGTCCGTTCAAAACGGTGTACTTCAAATAATTTTGGAAGAAGGTATTTCACAGAACAGAGGTATTGTATTCGGAAAGGATAGCGGACTTATCGGTTCGCCGGAAAGAATTTTGAAATCAAATCCGAAGCCAGATAAGGAAACACCTAAACGTAAAAGAAAACGCAAAGAGAAAAAAGACCGTGCCGAAAAACAGGCGGGCTATAAGATTAAAACATTGCTAGCTCCTTCTGTTCTTCCCGGTGATGCTGTAAAAATTGAAAGTGAAATTATTACAGGCTGGTTCCGCGTTGAAGCCGTAAAGCACAACGGCGACAGTATGGGCAGTGATTGGACAAGTGAATTTGATTTGATAGAAAGGCTAACTTATGCAAACGGATAACGAAATAAAAGATATAATCGGCGGCTGGATTGATAATAAAATAAACAACATACATACCGCACTGCCCGGTAAAATTGTTGAATACAATCCGGCGACAAATAGAGCCAGCGTTCAACCTGTGGGAACGTATCAGACAGCGGATTACAGAGAACTTGCCTACCCTGTGATTTATAATGTGCCTGTACAATTTCCAATCGGTATGGGCGGCAGTGCAGGATGTACATTTCCATTAAGCGCAGGAGATGGCTGCCTATTAGTATTTGCCGAACGACAAACAGATAATTTTATAAGCAAAAATAATAATTCTGATGATATACGCACGCACTCGCTCAATGACGCACTGTGTATTCCCGGATTATATACAAACGCTACACAGAGTAATATTGAACATTCGAGTAGTGTCTGTTTATTTAATGGAGGTTCTATGGTTCAACTTACCGGTAGCGGATTTAGCGGCACGCTGGCAGACGGAACTACTTTTAATTTCGGCGGCGGTGATTTGACTGTAAACGGTATAAGTCTTGTCCATCACATACACGGCAATGTCGAAAACGGCGGCGGAAATACGGGACAACCGCAGTAAAGAAGGTGATTTATTGGCTTATGATATAGCACTTAATATAGCATCTAATGATTTAGTTATAAAAAACAATGACTTGATTTTAATTGATAACGCCGAACGGGTAGCACAGCAGGTACTTATAACGCTCCGTTTCTGGCTGGGTGAATGGTTTTTAGATACGCGGGAAGGCGTTCCGTATCTTGAATATATATTAGTTAAAAATCCGAACATGAGCCATATACGGCAGATTTTAACGGAAAAAATTCAGAGTGTTGAAGGCGTGAAAAGCATAGTATCGCTGGATTTTGATTTCAGACGTGTTACTCGTGAACTATATGTAGATTTTGAGGTTGATACCGATTACGGATTAGTTACAGAAAGGGCGGTGTTAGGATATGGCGGACGAGGTTAAATACGGATTAAGTCCTGAAGGATTTAAAAGAAAAAGACTGCCGGAAATAATTGACAGTCTAGTGCAACGCACCAACGACAAATTGGGGATTTCCATTCAGTCCGGCGCAAATTCCATTTTCGGGCAGCTGTACGGAATTATCGGTTACGAACTTGCCGATATTTGGGAACAAACAGAAAACGTGTATTATGCCATGTATCCTAATACGGCGCAGGGAACATCTCTAACAAACTCCGCTTCCTTAACAGCTATACAGCCGATAACGGCGGAACAAAGCGTTATTTTATGTAATTGCAAAGGAACACCCGGAACAGTTATATCTGCTAATTCGCAGATACAGCAAAAAAATACGGATTATGTTTATACAAACGGCAATGATGATGTATATATAACAACAGAAAAAGCGTTAGAAGCCGAAATAACCATAGATACAGTCATAAACGGTACAACATATACGTTGCAATTGAATGATAATAAATACAGCTATACGGCAACTAATCAAGATACGGTTATTTCCGTCTTAAATAATTTATCTGGCAAAATACAAGGCTTTAACAAAATCATCAAAGACGGCGTATTAACAGTCTCGGCAGTTGATGATGAAACAACGTTCAGCATACAGGTTTCGCAGATGATTGTTAAAACCGTAGTTACACCTATAAAATTTACATGCTTAACCGCAGGGAAAATAGAAGCACCGACAAACACGGTAACAAATATTGTAACTAATATTAACGGCTGGAACAGCGTAACGAATACAAAAACACTGTCTACGGGGCGAAATGATGAAACAGATACAGAACTTAGGCAACGTTGGAGCTTATCCGTTTATCAAAAAGCATCCAATATGCTAGAAGCCATACAGGCCAATGTTTATAGACGTGTAACGGGTGTTACGGCGTGCGTGGCATATGAGAACAATACAGATATTGTAGATATATATGGAAGATTACCGCATAGTATAGAAGTCGTTGTAGACGGTGGGGACGAACAGGAAATAGCTGAAATGATTTTTCGTTATACATGCGGAGGCATAGATTTTAACGGTGATATAAGTCGTGAAGTTGTAGACGTTGCCAATGTTAAACATATAGTTAAATTTAACAGACCAATGGAAGTTAAAATATGGCTTAAATTCAGCATTACAAAAAACGTAGAAGAAAGTTGGGACAGCAACGGTATAAGTAGAATAAAACAGCTTATTGTAGATTTTGGAAACGAACACACAATAGGACAGGATGTAATTTTACAGAAATTTATCGCACTTATTTATGAGAACATCACCGGTGTTGGATTTGTAGAAATTCAAGCGACTAAAGGCAATACCGCTGGCACTTATTCCGGTCAAAACATAGTTATAAATGCAATTGAAAAACCTGTTTTTGATTTAGACAGAGTAGAAATATTATCTACGGAATAGAGGTGTTTAATATGAGCAGATATGATGATATGGTTAAACATCTTTTAGGACAATTTGATAAAGCTGAAGTAATAAAAGCTATATTTTATGCACTGTTCCTTGAGTTTGAAAAACTCGACAAAGGGCTTGACGATTTAAAAAATAAGCGCTGGATTGATACGGGTGAAGGAGCACAGCTCGACGGGATAGGGCAGATTGTCGACATGGACAGGACCGTTACAGGACTTAGACTTTTAAAATTTTTCGGCTTTAGAGGACAAAGAAATGTTACGGGATTTAATCAGGCTCCATTCCGTGGTTATTATGAAGAATATTTAACAAGTCTTATTTTAAACGATGAACAATATAGACAATTATTACATGCTAAAGTATGGAAAAATAATACGTATGCGTATACAAATGATACAGTAAAAAGTCTGCAAATAATATTCGGAACGAATACAATAATTGTTCAAAACGCCGGAAACGCTAAAATGCGTATATCTATAGGTAAATTGACAAATGAAGATGAAAAAATACTGATTGAAGGCATAGATTTATTAGTACGTGCCGCCGGTGTAGGATATGAATTTTATAACGAATTTGATAAATACGCTTTCGGATTTAAAGGGCAGACATATTGTAAAGGCTTTGGGCAAGCACCTTTTTCACATTTCTTTTAACTTTTAAGGAGGAATTTTAAATGGCTGAAAAACCGGATTTTGATAAAATTTTTGCAAATAAAGCAACATCCGTACATGAATGGGACAAAGATGACTATGATACAGGCTGGGGATTTTTAGGAGAAACACCGCCGCCTTATGAACTTTTTGACAGTTTGCAGCGTGAAAACGATACAAAAACAAAATATTTATATGAAAGAGCGGAAGAAATTAATACTGATTTAACACAGGATATAAATAACCTGCAATCTGATTTAAACAGTAAATACAGTGAATTAAAAACAGGTTTAGGCAGTACAAACACGGCGTTGCAACAACATAATGTAGATGAAAATGCACATGCCAACTTATTTAAAAGAGCATTAGTTACTGAAGCAAAAACTGCCGCAAACACCGTTGACTGGAATACACTGACCGAAAGTCGTACCTATAAGATAAGTGGAGCAACATTCGCCGCGGATAAACACCAACCGGTCGGAGCAGTCGGCACGGGCGAGCTTGTAGTGCTGAAAAACGGTGATGACACCATAGTGCAGGTATACTATGCCAATAGCACCGAATTTGACAAGGCAGGTGCATACCACCGTGTAAATGTTGGCGGAGCGTGGACGGATTGGGTGTATAACATAACTAATAAAGGCGGCACGGTAACTGGTGATTTTAATATAAATGGGAAGTTGACT